TGGTCGGTGAGTCGCTAGTACCGAATGGAAAGCTAGCCGGGTGCTGTACTGCGAAACGAACAGATAGAAAGGGAGGCACCTAGGAAGGCCTCCCTTTTGATTTATCTGGGTCCTGTTTTCTTCAAGTTTGGATCGTTAGGATTTACTGTATCAGTATTACCTGGGAATGACATTGGATTTACTTGAGTTTGAGTAACACTATTATTAGATCCATCCACAATATTGACTGGCAATGCTGAATTAGAACCAGCAATTTGTACTGGAGGCATACTTACAATATTGACTGGAAGTGGGATTGGCATATTCATCGGAATACTTGATGGACCACCCGAAATATTCTCTATAAACTTATCTAAAACGCCAGTTAATCTATCTAAGCTACCATTTGATGTTGAATTAGGACCACCCGGAATATTCTCCATGCTACCATATATAGCATTAATAATCTTTGTTGATCCTTCAGCAAGAGCTCTTATATCAGCATCAGTTATATTCATTAAACCTTTACCGAAATCAACATTATCAGATAATCCTCCCCAGCTTGTTGGATTATCCCATATACCACCAGCTAATAAGTTATTTTTACCGTTAACACCATCACCGATTGCGCTTAAAACTCTACCGATATCTCTAAGCATTTTACCAACATTTTTGGCAAAATTATCACCTAATGTAGCATTACCAATTTTGGCAAATGAATCATAAAATTTATCTAATGCGCCAGTTAATGTTGATAATCCATCGGCAGCTGATTGTAAGTTTGATGAACCAGCTGAAAGTGGTTCTATATCTGAGATAATTTTTTCAAAGAGGGTTTTGTCATTCTCACCAAAGCTAGTTCCAAAAAGAAAATTAAATCCTTTGTAAAATGCGGTTTCAACCCCTTCAGCAAATGATGAAACGGTATCTATAAGGCTTCCAGCTGCTGTACCACCAAAGAACGCAGTAAGACCAATTCCTAATTGTGATAATCCTGCCGCAGAACCTTTTAATGCATCATAATCTATAGTAGTAAACTCTTTTACACCTTTCGCTGTATTCACTAAAAGATTTTTAATGCCTACACCTGGATCTGATCCTTCGCTAGATAAAAGTTTAATTAATGCATCTCCAGCAGCAATACCAGCCAGAAATCCACCAATACCTAATCCAATTGCTGACATACCAATAATGGTTCCACCTGCTCCAGCAGGACCTGCCACAAGTCCAAAAATTGCTCCTGCACCTAATAATCCTCCAAGAGCGGTAAGATGAGTAGTATCAAATGCTTTAAGGCCTGCGGCCAAATTTTCCATTATAAATCTTAAGCCAATACCAGTACCAAGCTTTTCACTTGCCCAATCACCAATAGCAAGTGACGTAAAGAATCCTGCAATACCAGCACCAAGAGCCGACATTCCGATCACTGTTTTACCTGGAACAAATAATGATGTAGCAGCAACTGCTCCTAAAGCTGTAGCTTGTGCTTCGGTTAAACTAAAATTACCTAAAGCAATAGATAGATTTTCCATCATTGTTGCTAAACTAGCACCTGTTGCTGTAGCGTTTTCTTGTGATAACCATGCCATAGACGCATCAGCGGTTGCTAATGCTGTAAAGAAAATACCAAGACCAGCACCTAATGCTCCTATTCCTAAGAGTGTTTTCTTCGGTGCAAAGAAAGCAGCAACACCTGTTGCAGCCATTAATGTTCCTAATTGTACAGCTTGATCTTTAGTTAAAGTAAAGGCATTCAAAGCCTCGCCCATCGATGTCATCATATCTTTTAGATTTGAACCAGTGATTTGGCTTCCAAGATAATCTTCCATACCTTTAATAGCGCCATCACCAGCAGCAAGTCCAGCAAAGAAACCACCAATACCGAATCCAAGAGCTGTCAATCCAGTTGCAGTTTTAATTTGTCCAATTGGACCGCTCAATACAGTAAATAAAGCTGAACCAAGAAGAGCTGTCCAAGTACTCGCATCAAGTTCATTTAAAGCTGGTGCTATACCTTTCAAGCCTTCACCAACATTAATCATAAGATTTTTAAGTTTTTGGCCATCAGTATTTAGATAATCTACACCAGCAGATCCAGCTGCAATACCAGCAAAGAAACCACCGATCCCAAGACCTATTGCTCCAAGAGCAAGTCCCCCAGAAGCAAGTATTCCAGCAATACCTCCGAGACCAAGGCCTTTCGAAAATCCGACTTCTTTTTTCTCTGTGACTTTATATCTTCCTGGTTTCCCAAATCTTGCTTCGCGCTGAGTTTCAAGATCTTTTAACTTTGAAGATTTGTCACGAGATAAAAATAATGCAAATTGTTTTCGTAAGCCAGCAACCTCATCTCTGACGTCATCAGTTGAGTTTTTATTATCTTTTAATTGCTGAATTACTGCATTTAAGTCTGCCATTTACATTCTTCTTTGTTGTTCTATTTCTTGCTCTTTAATCCAATCAACTAACATTCCAATATAAATTTCTTTTTCCCAAGGTATCATACTGTCTATCTCATTTAAAGAATAATTATGATGCTGCATTAAATCAAAATTAGTCTTATAATAATATTGCAAATTAGTATGAGATAGACCTAGGATAAAAAAGCTTGAATTCCTTCTACAGTTGTTTTATTATCATAACCACAGCTTTCACATTTAAATTTAATTTCTTTTTGAAGTCGAGGAAGTTGCTCTACAAATGCTCGTACTTTTGCGAATTGTTCTCCACTCATAGACTCTAAAAATTCTCTAAGTTCAGCTTTACTTACATCTCTTGCATTAATATTTTCGTTTTCAGTAACGATGTTTGTAATAGCTTCGGAGATAATATCAAATATTTTATCAATAGTTGTAAGATTTTCATCTTCAGAATTAGTTGCGTTTAAAACACCAGAAAACGTAGGTTGCTGTAGCTCAATAAAAAGATTTTTTTCAAGTTCTACTCGTTCTTTTAACTTACCTGCTTTTGGTACTTCAACTTCATCTAAGTTAACTTTTACTTCATTATCATGTTCACAATTTGTACATGTCATTTTCAAAGTTGTTGTTTCACCTACCGATTTCGCCCTAATTTTTAAAAACCCATATTCTACATCGGTTGCAGTTAATGTATTCTTATCAATATCTTCTTGCACACAAGCAAGAAACATATCAGCAAGTGCATTTGCCATTTGCTTTGGATCTTCTGACTCAGCAGCAAGCATTAATATTTTTTCTTCTTTTACTAGAAACGGTCTAAATCTTACCGATTTTCCAGTAGATGGTATAACCATATCATATTTTGGTACGGCATTCAGTTTTGGCAAAGCCATAATTTAGTCTCCTATATATTCAATCCAATATTAAACATTCCGTCTAATCCAACTTTATTATCTATCCATCTTGTATAAGAAAACGATACATTCAGTTGAACTAAACCATCAAGTTCATTTGATAATTCAATTGAGTTCATTGTTGTTGGAAATGCTTCAATCAATTCACATGAATAAATTGAACCACCTCCGATATCTATATTTCCACTCAATGGACCGAGAAGCCCACTACTAAATCCTGCAATTGGTCTTCTGAGTTGATGAATACGTATTGATTTTTGATATTCATTTTTATATGCTGGAACTCCGTAATTTTCATCTATGATATATCTCATCCAGCCATCGATATATTTTTTAATTCCATAATCATTCATGAGATAGAATGTCATGGCAACTTCTGGTACTGCATAACCATATGCAATCTTCTGTGATTCTGCACCGATTCTACGATCTGTGGTAAGAATTTGTTTTCCGGGTAATTGAACTTGGCTACAAAGAAAATTCATTTCTCTACTTGTTGGTTCGTTTTCAATAATACCTGGAATTGATGGTAATGAAAATAAACTTGCAAGGAATCCGCCAAATCCACCAGAATTACTCGATCCTAAAGGTGGCATTTCAACTAAAAATTGATTTGCTTTTGCAAATCCAAGTTTAGTATTAGATATCGTTTTAAGATCGTCAATTGATGCCATTAGATCGCTTTCCTTGATTGTGAATATACAAACGATGCACTTGATTTTGCCCAATCTTGAGTTGGTAAAAATACTGCAATCTCCCACTCAGTAGGAGCCACCAAAGCAAAACGACTTCTTACATGTTCTGTAAGATAACGTTTATAACATGGTTTAAAGTATTTGTATCTTGCTGCACCTTGTAATTTATTATAAGTTAAATTAAACTTCGTTGTTTCATCATAACGATCATTATTTGTAATATCAAGTAATGAGTCCAAAAACTTAGCACGAAGAACTGGAGGTAGATAATGAAGATTGAGTCCAGTAAATCCACCAGGTGCACGACCAACAATAATTGTCAAAGGAAATCTATCGTAATATGGTAGTGTATCCTTTGTTTTTGGATCATAATAATACATGAACATACTGCCCATGATTTGTCTATTCTTTAATTCAATTTCTTCTTCACGCATCAATGCACTACGATTGATACGACCCAACTGAGCCGCCTTTCGGCGAAACCAATTGCGCGACTCAGCCGTCCTGGGGGTGATACCTTTTTTAAAAGCTTCTAGCTCTAGTTTTTGAAATAGATTACTCATGAATCTATTTATATCGTTTTCTTAGGTTTTTTACGGCTATATGGTCTAAGCTTTTTCATTGGCTTTAATTTTCCAGGCATTGGTTTCGGTAGTAAACCCATTTCCTGTAAAGTCTTTTCTGTCCAAATCTGAAACTCCCAACCACGATCTTTTGCATATTCACTTGCAG